TCAATCTCAATTTCATGAGCTTCTTTTGATAAGGCCTCTCCCCATTTAGCTAATGGACAGTGCGTTATTTCTATGCGACCTTTTTTCTTAGGGTTTATATGCTTAAGCATTTTAGTCTTAGAAGCCATATAGCAAGAACAAGTATTACACCTATCTCTTTTTGCATTATAACAAGAACCAGCATTGCTTTTACAAACGCCGTGCCTTCTTACTTGCTCGCTTTTGTCAGGAAGCTCATCAATCATAAGAAAGATTTCGGTTCCTTTACGAATAGCTCTATCAAAAAGTCCTATAGTATTTTTCATTTTTTAAAATAAAATCTTCGCTTTCTTCTTTTTTTAGGAGGTAAACAAGAATTATCTTCGCACCCGCACGCGTCGCTTACGTCTTTAATTCCAAAATCACACTTTCCTTCTTTTTGTTTCTCTACCATCCAATCAAACATTAATTCAAGTTCGTCTTGAGCGTCTTTGTTTAATTCTTTTTTATAGGCGTTAAAAGCTTTGTCGTCTACTGTTTGAACTCCGGTAGCATCGCTAAAATGTTTTACCAGTCCTTTTGCTCCGGCTTGATAAGTAGAGTATCTAATAGAAGTATATAAAACTTTAAGGCTTAAAAAATATCTTAAATGGCATTCCCACAATTCTTGAAAACATTCATTTTTAAATTTATCTACTGTAATCCAGTAGCTTTCAGAATCGTCTTCAGGATGCGTTGTATTATTTTCTATAGTAGATTTTAAAATACAACCCTCATAACAAATACGATCTTCAATTGCGTAAACCTTAGTTACATCGTATTCATCACCAGATAGCTTGTTTAATGCGCTTAGCAGTTTATTATAAAACTCTAAGCCTAAGTAACATTTTGAAAAACATAGTCTCTCTGTGCGCTTTATATGATTACAAACGTAAGCAGTAGGGTACTCTTTTTGGACAGGGCCAAATTTTATCACTTCCCACGCTGTAATTAAAGTTTTCAATTAAATTCTTTTAGAGTTGTTAGTTTTCCGCCAGCTAAATTGTCCTGTGGAAAATGTATTAGTAGGCCAGATCTTCCCATAGAAGCAACACAAGCAGCTACTAAAAGCTCTTTATAACAGAACTGGTCTAAATGAAAAACGTCTCTTAGAACTTCTACTGCAGTTAAAAACTTTGTTCCGTGCCCTGCTGGGTAGGTCCAGTGGCCAGGGTGGATTGCGTTAGCTATAGAGGATAAATTTAAAACAAAATTTTCTATTCCATATTTTAGAGGCCGGTATAACTTATAAAAATACTTAGCATCAAAACATTCTTCGATAGTTACTTTTAACCGGCTAGTATATTTTTTAAGATAGCCAATTCCACTGCCATCTATAAAATCTTTTTCTTTCTGGTGTACTTGCTTCTCACCAAGACAATATTTTAGTCCCATATTAAAAAACTCAGAACACACGTCCCTTTCTACAAAAAAGCTAACCTCTTTCCAAGAGTTAAGGCCCATAACTTGCTTACAAGCTTTTACTATTTCTTCATGAGAAACTTCAAAAGGAATGTATTCCTTAAGCAAGTCCGTAGTAGACTTTCTCCAACCGTCTAGTTTAGCGTCATTATTTAAAATCAAAGTTTTTTGAAACTCTAAATGCAAGTTATCTAAGTCAGGAGGTAAAACTCCATGAGCAGAAATAGATTCTCTTTGCTCTACAATCATTTCTGGTAACGTTATATTATTCATCTCCTGTTCTTGTTTGTTCTGATTGTGAATCTTCAGCACCTTTTAAAGTTATTGGTCGACGGTACCCACCATCCTCCTCCCAAGCTTCTGCAGTATGCTCGTTTATTTCTTCAATACCCAAAAGCTCTCTAAAAAAGTTTTCGTCTTTTACGTTTGGAGTTATTGCGCCAGCTCTTACGGCAATTCCATACGCGTCTAAAACAGATTTCACGTCTGAAGTTTTTTCAGGAGCATCTTCTAAACTATCCATTACAGACTTATAATAGTACTCAGTGTTTTCAAAGCCAATCATCCCTTGAAATTTTGCAGCTTCAGAAATGGCTAAGTTTACTCCGTAGCCTATATTATTTCTATAACTAGATAATACAGATACGTCTTTTACTTTCAATTCAGCTAAATGAGAATCTTTACTAAAACCTTCTGAAACAGAATTACCTAAAAGCCTCTCAGACCATTGGTTATTTTCTATTAGCTTCTGGCGGTTTATTTTAGAAGTTGTCTCAAAAAACTTTTCGTTAGTAACTGGCTTAAACTGATACACAAAAGCTTTTCCAGCTCCAAAAGGCCTGGTAGTAACCATGATAGTTTGCGGGTCGTCTGACTTACTAGTGAAGTTTTTTTCTATTCGATCTGTGACCGAATCAAAACCACTTTCAATAGCGTCTTCGTCGTCTAACAAGTTATCGTTTTCAATATCGTCTTCTTCTATTTCAATAAAAACTTCACCGGTAAATCTATTGGCTGCAGCTTTTACTAAATAGTCAGAGTCTTGGTATTCTCTGTAAACATTTACCCAGGCCCCAATCCAATCCGGTCTTCCGTACCATTCAAAATTTCCATTTTTTACGTGGATTAGAGTTCTTAAAGTACCGTCTTTAGACTTACCATAGTTAGGGTATAAAGGTACCAACGTGGGCGGATTTTTTCTAAGATACTGATCTGTCCAAACCGGACTTATGGCCGCTATTTTATCTTTGCCTTTTTCAGTAGCCCAATAGCAGCAATTTTCAGTCGGGTGATAGCAGATACTAGTTTGCTTGACTCCAGCAGTTTCAGTGTGAATAACTTCCAGCCAGTAGTTTCCGTTTCCTTTAAAAGAGTCATATAAATTACAACTAAGTTTTGTGAAACTTAGTCCTTTTAAATCTAAAGACTTTATAAAGGCTACGTAAGCCCTTTTATTTTCAAGAGAAAGCTCTTCAATTTCTTCTCCAATATCAAACTCAGAATCTACTTTAGCTCGAACTCCCATCTTACCGCCAAAGATATAAGTTTTTATACTTTCGTGACAAGCGCCAAGAGTGGGGCTTATAAACCTTGATGAATTTAAAAAGTATAGGAGGCCGTGAGTACTTCCAGATAAAGATCCAGAGTAAGGCACTAGCGGCCACCTATTGAACATTTTTACAACATCTTTAGGATCTTTAATTTCCATAGATATTGGATTTTTAACTTCTGCAAAGTTAAAAGCCGTTGCTTTAGAACAGGCAGGGCCGGCTCTATGCGTCTTTGGATTAAATTCTTCTGATGCCACAAAAAATTATTTCTAAATCAATGAATCGACGTCGGTTTCTATAGTACTATTAATTTCTGCTGAAATTTCTTCTGCAGACTTTCTAACCCCAATAATTCTAGAGTAATCTCCGTAGGTACCTGGGTTTTCAATAAGCAAAGCAAGATCTTCTTGTTTTGCGCCTCTAACAACCACCTCTCTTGCTGGGTACTTTTTATTAGCCGGTATAGTTTCAGTAACTTTCTCACCTTTAAGGTTAATCCATTCGTCGTTAACTTTAACTAATAATCTTGGCTTTCTAGCCATGTTAGGCTTTATAAAATACTTTTCGTTTTCCATAATTTATAAGGCTTGAAGGTCCTCAGAAGTTAGCGCAGTAACTGCACTAAAGCATCGACCGGTTGAAATTAAGTTTACTTCTACTCGATCTTCATTGTCTCCGGTATCGGATAAAATGTTAACAGTAGCTTTCGTTTTTTTCTTAGTAACAAGCCAAGTACCGGTGTCTTCATTGTAGTCAATTCCTTGTACTACAGCAATACCAGAATTGAAAAAATGAACAGCAACTAGGCAACAACAGCCTTTAATTCCGTTTGCAAAAGATATAGCAGTTTTACTAACTCCAGCAAACTTAAAGAAAGACGTTTGATTTACAGTATGCTTGTTATTGGTACGCTCTCCTTCTTGATTGTAAAAAGCGGTATCATCATCGTCCATAGTATACACATACCAGTTGCCTAGCGAGACCATAACAAAATTAGTGATGCACCCGTCTGCATCAAAAATTACATCTGCTATGTCTTCGCATTCAGCTATCTGAGTTTCATATATCCCACCGTCACTTTCTGGACACGGGTCTAGCGTAGCTAGATCAACTAATTTACATCCCATTATTTAGGTGTTTATGCCGTTGGTACCAAGGTACGCGACGCGTTAACTATATATTTTTCATCAATGATTCCAGTACCTACTTTAAAGGTAGTGTCCATAAACACTTTACCTCTCCAAGGAGAATCTAAGTGTTGTACAATTCGCATTCCAAAACCAGAAAACTGTTGTAGCTGCGCTACATCGTAAGCAATACCAAAGTTACCAGGGCAAACAGCCAAAGCTCTAAAAGTATTAGTTCCGGTAATTTCGTTGAAGTCCATCCATTCGTCCATGCAAACAACTAAATGTCCTTTGTATCTTAGTACGCCTTCAACAGGAATAGCGCCATCACAGCCTACTGCTTGACAGAATTTACCGTTGTAATAGTATTGGAACATTTCAGGAATTTGGTCCCAAGAAGCAACCATTTCTTGCTCGTATTTTTCAAAGATTCTAGGATCTACTAAAAGAACCGACTTTAACATGCGGCCACTAGAAGTCATACCTCTCTTAGAAGCTAGCTTCATTTCATTTGACTGAGCTTTAAGAACTCTATCAAACAAATCAGTAGCCACTCCTATATACAAAGATCCATCTTCAGAAATATCTTCTCGGTAGATTTGTACGTTGAAATTTTCAAGGCCATCTTGCTTAAACCAGTCGATGATAGTCATCAAACCCCCGCAAGCTTCTTGCTGGTCCATGTAGTCTTCCCATTCGTCGTCGTCAGCGTTATACCAATCGTTTTGGTCAGACTCTTCGATAAGAGGGTGCTGGCCGTACCATACGAGGTCATAAAAAGAGTTTCCTAACCCTTCATAAATTCGATTTACTAATTCGCCAAAAATAGTTCGGCCTTCTTGAGTGGCCAACATATCGCGAACTTCATTACCGGTACCAAATATTTTTTCTAGGCAGTCGCCATAGAAAACATCCGGGCACTGTTCTCCCATATATTCGATAGGGCAAAGAGTGATTTCGTCGGTGTTCATTTTTACTCGGCCTTTAGGAGACCAGACGCAGCCTGACTTTCTCTTAGAGAAAAGGTGTTTTGGTGTGCTAAGGTGCGCAAATCGAACTTTAGGGTTTCGGCCAGCATTCATAAAAGAAAACAAGCCAAAAGAATTGCTAACAATGTTAGTCTTTAGGATACTAATTTTCTTGAAAAAATTCAAAGAAGAATCAGTATTTAGAGATAAGTATCGGGAAACTACTTGGCCGTTGTCGTTGGCGGTAGATGAAAAAATTGCTTTCCCAAAGTCTCCATTTAAAGTAAAAGCCATAATAAATTATTTTTTAAATGTTTAATCCAGGAACAATTTCGGATTTAAAAATGTCATTCATGTTTACAGTCATTTCATCCTTCTTATCATCTGACTTACTAGAGTTGTCGGGAGTAGGTGGCGCTGGGTCAACATCTTTTTTCTTTCCAGAAGACGGAGTTTTTAAAGCGTTGATATCGGTAGCAAGTACTTTCTTGGTATCATTTACCAACTTAGTATTTGCTTGAATTGCAGTAAGATTAGCTTCAACCGCCGTTTTGTTTGCGGTAGCTGCTTGGTTTACTACATTGAGTTTTTCCGTTAAGGATTCTTGAGATACGAAACTGTCAAAGTCTTTATTCTCAAGAACCGATAATCTTGATACAATATCTTGTATAGTTTCACTATTTTCTGCAACAACTTCATTAACCGGCTCCATGCCTTCCAGGAAATTTGTTACTTCAGCCTCAGTAGCATTTTCAGGTAATGCCGCCCCAGGAAAAACTCGATTTACTTGAGATCTGATTTTATCTAACCAATCCATAATATGAGTTTTTTATTTATAAGAAATATGTGAATTTAATCTTTTTAACGCGTAATTAAACGAGCCAATTCCGTCAGCCAGTCCTCTATTCTTTGCTCCAATTCCATCAAATAATCCTCCGGATAAAGTTTCTCTACGCATTTTTAGGGCTCCTTTAAGGGGCCTATTTTTAGAAACTTTGTTCATAAAAAGCTCATCGTTTCTCGTAAGCATTTCTATAAAGGGCTCTAAATTTCCTTTTTGAGCTTCTCGATACTCTTTATTTTTGTTCTTAGATTTTTTAGAATATAAATCTAAATAACCGTTATTTTCAGGCTCTAAAATGCTTTTACGTAAAGACATCATTGTGCCTATTGAGCCCATAAAAGAACTATCAGATTCTAAAACTATTTCATCGGATTTTAAAGTACCTCCGACACCAGCCGAAGCTATTAAAGTCCCGTGAGTAACTACTGGCTTATTTCGATCACTAATAGTATTGAATAAAATATCTGAAGCAGAAGATTGACCGCCGCCGGTATTTACTCTAAACATAATACCGTCAACGCTAGAATTGCTATAGGCTTGTCTAAATATTTTATCTAAGGAAACCATACCTATAGAACACATTCCGTCTTCGGTCATCATAACTCCAGACATAGATATTCTAGCTATAGATTTTTTAGGAATAGACGTAAGATTTGTTCCTAAAAAAAAACCGTCTCTTGTGAAATAATCTACTTGTCTTGCTTGCTCTTTTTCAGCCTCAAATATATCTTGATTCATATCCTGCATCATTAAGATACGATGAAGCTGGTTAATACCCCATTGCTTCTCCATTTCAAAAGTCTGACCAGAAATATATCGAAGTATTTTTTTCACAATGTAAATATATAGTTAAAAGTAAATAGTTAAAAATTATTTTTCAATTTGAGGCACAAAATTGTTACTTTTCATTTGATTAAAAATATAAACTATTTGCCTTTCTGATAAATCAAACCTTCTTTTTATCTGCCCTAACTTTTGTCCTTTAAGCCTACGTAAAATAATTAGAGGTTTAGCTATATCTTTATAGCTCATGTGCTTAAACACCTTCCAGCTTTCTGCTGGTAGTTCTTCAAGTTTTTGATCCGTTAAATTATTATAAAGCTCTAAAGCAGCCTGTCTTTTATTAATCATCTTTAAATGCTTTTTCTATTCCGTGTTTCCACCAGTTCAACATGGCTTCATCTACTGAACAGCAGTAATTGTTTTTACTTAGGTTATATTTATTGTGAAGACTCACAAGAGCATCTATATCAGAGGCTTTGTAGGCTTTTACTGCTTCTTTATAGGCAGACTCAGGAAGGTTTGAAAATTTCCAAGATGCGTCCATATTTATTTGACTAGTATTTTTTATTTTGTTTCTACTGCTCATTCCCTATATGTATACTTTTCTTATATACGCTCACTGCTTAAGGATATTATTTAAACTTTTAAAAAATCCGGCTAAAACTTTTAGCATTTTTATATGCCTTCCTACATGCCATATTTTAAAAGAAAAAGATTTACCGTTGTGATAAGTTTCAGTAAAAT